CAGTCATTAACACATTACCCATGGGGTTGTCCATGGTGGGTTTCTGACAAGTGGCTTGGCCCGTGGGTGCCACATACCCCTCTTTCACCATTTTCGACTTATAAAGAACATAGATAGTCCCCAATAAAGTTCCCCCCAATATAAAGACACGGGGGTCACGTCTAATTAAATATAAAAGTGTAGAAGCGTAAACGATGAACCTAGAGGCAGCGTTAATTCTTTCCTCTGGGGACTGTTCACCATTTGGCCAGAATTGTAAAAAGTTTTTTTCATCAACGAGTTGGCGAGGATCATCGAACCAAACCTTCATTTATATATACTCAGGTTTAATTTTTTGGTCCCAAACCACCGAGCATACTACCCATCATTTTCATTAGGGCATCTTCATTTAATTCACCACCCTCATCCTGTAACTGAGACGCCACACCCTGTGCGAGTGCCTCGATTTGGGCCATCTTGTCAGGGGGGAGGGCAGTGATAGTGGTTCCAAGCATGTACAGAGTCTGGAGATATTGCCAAGTGGCATCCTTCGTGTTTTGGGACATTTTCTCCCAGTAGGAAGCGAGATCCAAATCTTTTAGGAAATCAATGTTGGAACACTCCACGAGGAGGAATTTATCATTCTTCGACGAGATTTGATCAGCGTAAGGGGACACCCCTTGCATAAAACCATCCACAACTAGACGAGGGTTACTCGACTTTAAAACATCGAAAGATGTAAGCATTTTTTTTATTCCTTTTTCTTCGGGAAATGTTTTGTGCAGTTCCACAAGAAATTGACCCATCATGTCGTTAAACGCAGAGACAGATGCCATTTTATTAATTAAGTATTCTAATCTTTAAGTCTAGAAAGGCTCACTTGAAATAACTTCACGTTTGCCAATCCCACCAGAGACGATAAAGAATACGAGTATGGCATTCAATGTCGCCGGTTTTGTGTATTTGTTCAATTCTAATTTACCCTCGTTATTGAGGTACGCTTTAAGATGAATGTAACCAGCTGTTAATCCGGCACCGATTAAAGCCGCGCTTACAGGGTCTCTGAGATAATTGGAGAGGTCTTCCATTTAATTATACCTGGGATTTTTTATACGACGCTCTGGTGCATCACCAAATAGAACTCCCTCATCTTGACTGGGTGTGGGTGGCTCCTGATATTCCTCACCCTCGGGTTCGAGCTCGGTACTGGTGGGCTCTTGCATCGGTTCTGGTTGAAATTCCGGGATTGCCTGAACACCTGGTACAGTCTTAAATTCGTTTTCGAGACCTGTGGGTTGGAGTTCTGACATGGGTTCCTGTGCCACCTCTTCGGTTGGTTCTGCTTCAGGGATCTGTTCAGTCTCTTCTTCTGGGAACTCACCCTCATCTAACACATCAGGGTCGGCGGCATCTTGAACATCCCCGTCAAGTGAAATATCACGCGTATCTTGGGACATGTATGTTTGGAGGATCTGTTGAACTGGGATCAACTCCTTCACTGTATTTTCGATACAAGTGGAGAACCGTTTAGTCAAATTTTCATCACGAATATATTCACTTTGCTCCTCATGTAAGACGTATGGATCCTTGTATAGATCACGCGCGGCGTTGTTGTAACACGTTTGAATGAAGACCTCTTCTGTTGGCAGTTTGAGTGAAATCTTCTTGTTGTCAGCCTTGAGACGAACAGCGGAGAGAATCTTCGTGCACGCTACAAAGACAGCAGCCAATAGATCATTAAACCAAGAACACCGTCCTGTGATGTTATCACTATGTTTCTTCGACATAGCGTTTGACCAGTTTGGTACCTCCTTCAACAATTTTTGGAACATGATTAACACTTGCTTCCCTTTAGAAGTCTTAATCGACTCGTTATACATTTCCTGAAAAACTTCAATCATCGCGGGTGTCATTATGAGACACAGTTGCCCCAAGTACTCCTTTTTGGCTTCGACCAACACATTCAAATTGTCAGACATTATATAGTATCCTAATATAATTTAAACTTTAAGTCTCTCGCAGAGTCATCTGTATTTATTTGCCATCTTTTTGAGATTCATCAAGGTTGGAAAATCTTCTTCTTCTTCCTTTTCTTTGTGTTCTGGACGTTCCTTCTTCTTCTTTTCGACATACCATGACACATAAATCTCGACCTCATTGATCAACTGTACTGTGAAGCCACCAAGTTTGAATTGTCTCGCGACGTATCGAGCTGCCTGTCCCCTATCAAACGTTGGGTACCCCACGAGGAAAGAGGGCACCGTCAAGAATAATTGTTTGCACCCTAATTCAACAGCCTGCTTTATCTTTGAGGAAAACTGTTCGTAGACTTTAGTGTATATTTCCTTCTTGATTCTCTTTCTTTTCTCATCAATCTTCGTCACGTCATTGATGCTTAACATTACTATTAATACAATTTAAATTTGTAACATTCCAACTCACTCAGTAAGTCAATTTTTGAAATTCATCTTCTTCGATGTAAGATCTAACAGGTTGGACATTTTCATCCCTAAACACACCCACAGAGGCATCGAAATCCTCCTTACTTGGTATGTGTTTCTCCTTCACGATTTTATATTCTAAAAATTCTTTACCCATTGTTTTGTCAGAGAGGGAAATAAGTTGGTCAGAATTTTGAACTCCTGTGGGTTGAGAACGAATAGCCAAAAGTTTTGGGGGTTTGCTATCTTCTAATATTACCCAAACTACTACAGAAAAGCCAAACGAAAATCCACCCTTCTTCATAGTCATAAATCTACATTCATAAATGATTGAATTCTCCTTTGAGAACTTCTGCATAGAGGTGGTCTCTATGATATAATTTTGTATCCCAGTTCTTTTGTGGATTTCCTTATTTGTTAGTAAAACGATGCTCTCCATCAAATCGGCATTCGCATCATTTTTCACAGGTTCATACCCCTTCAAGTTTGGAAACGGGTCCATTAAAATACGGATTTCAGGTTTGTATCCTGAGAAACTGTAACTCTCCTTTTCATTTGTCAGAACAAATACAATTACGAGTAGCACCAGAGCGAGGAGGTAGTTCATATTATTACTATGCGTTAATTTATTTTAGAATTTTACCTTGTGAAATATTAGATGTCTCTGTTGATATATAGCCCACGATGCAAGTTCTCAATGGAAATTGTCAACTATATTAGAAGCCACCATCAACTCAAACAAATTATTCAATACCACAACATAAACACGCAGGGAGTACCAGCGAGTTACAAAAGTAAAATTTCACGTGTGCCCACAATGCTCACCCAAAACGGTAAGATCCTAGTTGGAAATGAAATAAAAAATTGGTTAGATTCCCTACTCCCCCCAAAAGAAATATCAAACGAGTCAGTGGGTGGCATGGGCTGTGGTATGTCCTCACTAGATGGGAAGGGTGATCATGGTAACATGTTCTATTTAGATGATTACGGAAAGTCCTTACAACCCCCGATGACTAAAGAATTGGAGGAAAAGATAAGTAGAAACGTATCGAAGGGGGAGCCGTATACAGAGTTAAAGATGTAACGCGTTTAAATACTAATCATGAAGTTAATTACTATCCAAGCAGCAGCTTTTAAATCCACATTTGAAGTTCTCAAGGATATCCTCAATGATGTGAATATTTACTTCAGGAAGGAGGGAATGTATATCGTCACACTGGATACGGCGCGAACATCCCTCGTGGATATCTTCCTATCGGGTGACAATTTCGAAGAATATGTATGTGACAAGGAAGAAATCATAGCTGGTATAAATATTTCGAATACTTTCAAACTACTGAAGACTATTACCAATAATGATGTGCTTCAAATCGAAATCAACTGCAAGGAATACATGAATATAGAAATTTCGAGTGACACGAAGAAAACGAATACGAAATTTCAACTCAAATTGTTGGACATTAACGAGAGTCGTATCGAGGTCCCCCAAGTAGAAATGACTACAATCACCACACTCCCATCGATAGACTTTCAACGACTTTGTAGAGACATGTCCAACATAGGAAACGATATTGAAATAATTCGTTCCGGTAAGGAAATCAAATTCAAGTGTGAAGGTGACTTTGCGAACCAAGAAACTTCTATTGAATGTGTCGATGAAAGTA